GCGAAGGCAATTGCAGCCATTAGGCGGTGTGCGGAATAATCCGAATGACAGTAAGGCCACCAGTGGCAGTATTACGCTGAGTTGGGATGGATGATGTTAAAAGCAGATGGATATGATGATGCCATTATTGGTCAGGGCAATCAGGGTACTAAATCACCTGTATTGGTTTATGATGCGGAAAAGGTGATTGATATTCTTTGTAAGAGGGATGGCATGACCGATGAAGAAGCTCTTGAGTATTTTTCTTATAACATTGAAGGCGCATGGGTAGGCGAAAATACCCCTATTTTTGTTTGGCCTAACGATGCAAATTAAAATACCTTATAACCCTAGGCCGTTGCAGCGTGAGTTGCATACCAAGCTTAAAGATAAACGCTGGGGTGTTGTAGTTTGTCATCGAAGATTTGGTAAGACGGTCATGGCGATCAACCACCTTCTGCGAGATGCGATATTAAGCGATAAGCCCAATCCAAGGTTTGCGTATATTGCGCCAACGTATCGGCAAGCCAAAGCAGTGGCATGGGATTAT